TCTAGTAGCAAAAAGAAATTGCCACCTGCAATGACGCAAGAAGCACGTGAGAATCAGTTAATTGCTCTTGCGTACGATCTTGTAGAGCAAAGACTTTTAGACGGGACCGCCTCTGCTCAAGAAACAACACATTTTTTAAAACTTGGTTCACTTAAAGAAAGAAAAGAACTTCAAATGTTAGATAAGCAGATCGAATTAGCCGAGGCTAAACGTCAGAAACTAAAATCAGAAGAGCGCATAGAAGAATTATATACAAATGCTATCTCCGCAATGCGAGAGTACAGCGGATACGGCGTTAAAGATGAGGACATAGAATACATCGATGAATAAATCATATTCAGAACTTATCAAACTGCAAACATTTGAAGAACGATACAACTATTTACGTCTCGAAGGAACAATCGGAGAAGATACGTTTGGTTCAAGAAGATATTTGAATCAAGCATTCTACAGATCCAAAGAATGGAAACAGATTCGAGACCAAATAATAGTCCGTGATAATGGAATGGATCTTGGAATTAGAGATGTTGGATGCACAATGCTTTATATTCATCACATTAATCCAATTACCATCTATGATATCGAAATTCATTCGTCTAAATTAATGGATCCAGAAAATCTTATAGCTGTTACAAAGAGAACACATGACGCTATACATTACGGGTCTAATCTTAATATTCTAGACTTTGCATTATCACGAACGCAATACGATACATGCCCATGGAAATCATAGGAGGAACATTAATGAAAAAATTTCATGAGAACGAAGAAACATTTGAAAACAAAAACGAAGAATTATACATGGCTTCCGAAGAAATGGAAGATGCTATGCTCGCAGCTGAAGAAATCGTCGAGCCAGTTACTAGATTTATTAATGGAACTGTTGTAGGCGGAAGTTTAAATGTAAGATCCAAAGAGACTACAAGTTCTGAAATTGTAGAAGTTCTTCCTGAAGGAACACTGGTTACAGCTAAAGAGCCTGTTGAAACCGAATGGGTTGAGATTGAAACACCGAATATGAATACAGGTTTTATCATGGCTAAGTTCGTCAAATGGGATGAGGAGTAAAAATGAATGATAGCATTCTTACAACCATAGCAACCATGCTTCTTGGTTCTTTTGACCCAACAACCTACAAAGCAACTGACGCATTTTTTACTGATTTGGTAATAGGCATTAATACCGCTTTATCGATCATGACTCAGATGGGAGTCGGAGCCGACGAAGGTTTTAAGATTACAGGAACTAATGAAACATGGGAAGACTTTATCGGATCGTCTCGAGTAGACATCGAAATGGTTAAGTCTTACGTATACCTGAAAACAAAGTTAATGTTTGATCCACCACAGAATTCTTTTCTTGTGGATTCTATCAAGAATCTCTGCAACGAATTGGAATTCAGGATCAATGTTCAAGTAGATACAGAATCATCTGATAGTTGAGGGAAATCAAAATGGAATTACAACATCATGGTATCGAAGGGCAACGATGGGGACATAAAAATGGTCCTCCCTATCCTTTAAGTCGCACCGGTGATTGGTCTGCTGCAGAGAAACGAAAGTTACGAAAAGATCGCAAAAAATATGCTAAGGATTTAGAGAAAAAGTTAACAAACACTGCACAGATTAGAACAATGTTGGACTACGCGATGCGTAGAAATGACAAAAAAGAGTTAAAAGCAGAAAAGAAAGGTTTGGACACTTCCGAATATTCGAAATTAGGCCAAGAGTTTATTACTCAAAAATTGATGGTAACAATGATGCAGAATACATATCTTTCTGAAGCGGAAGCTCTAGGTTTAAAAGTGAAATATCATAAGGATGATTTAGCCCCATATTATAAGTTAAAAGTGCCGAAAGATTAATAATAGAAAGGAGTCACTATGTCATTATCAAACACTGCGACTCCTATCTATTATGGCCAATTCCGTGATATGGTTTTGAGAGGGGAAATTCCGGTAAACAAAGAAATATCCATGGAAATGAACCGAATCGATAAGCTTATCGAGAATCCAGGAGTTTATTACGATGACGAAGCTATTAACGGTTTTATCTCGTACTGTGAAAACGAATTAACTTTAACCGATGGAACAGATCTGAAACTTCTTTTCACATTTAAACTTTGGGCCGAACAAATCTTTGGCTGGTATTACTTTGTTAAACGAACGGTCCCAATGCCCAATCCGGATGGCCACGGAACGATCTATGTTAACAAAACAGAAAAGAAACGTTTGGTTAATAAGCAGTATCTGATCGTAGGCCGAGGCGCCGCTAAATCTATGTATGCTTCTTGTCTGCAGAGCTATTTTCTCAATGTAGATACAAGCACGACTCATCAGATAACCACGGCTCCTACTATGAAACAGGCGGAAGAAGTTCTTTCTCCAATTCGCACATCTATTACCAGATCGAGAGGTCCGTTGTTTAGTTTTTTAACAGAAGGATCTATCCAGAATACTACCGGTTCTAAAGCAGCCAGACAAAAACTAGCTTCAACCAAGAAGGGCATAGAGAATTTCTTAACCGGATCGTTACTCGAAATCAGACCAATGTCAATAAATAAACTACAGGGTCTTCGAGTAAAAATGTCCACCGTAGACGAATGGTTATCTGGTGATATCAGAGAAGACGTTGTTGGCGCAATCGAACAGGGAGCTTCTAAAGTTGATGACTGGCTTATAGTCGCTATCAGCTCAGAAGGAACTGTTAGAAACGGTTGCGGCGATACAATCAAAATGGAATTGATGGACATACTTAAAGGTAATTATGTCAATCCGCATGTTTCGATCTGGTATTACAAACTTGATAGCTTAGACGAATTAAATGATCCCTCCATGTGGGTAAAAGCAAATCCGAATATCGGGCATACAGTTACGTATGAAACCTATCAACTTGAGCTAGAAAGAGCGGAGAATGCTCCAGCAACAAGAAATGATATTTTAGCTAAAAGATTTGGAATCCCAATGGAGGGTTACACATATTACTTCACTTATGAAGAAACTATACCTCATCGTCATAGAGATTACTGGGGTATGGAGTGTTCTATGGGCATCGACCTTTCACAGGGAGACGACTTCTGCTCATTTACATTTCTTTTTCCTTTGGAAAATGGAAAATTTGGTATTAAGACGAGAAACTACATCTCTTCCTTAACTTTCATGAAACTTCCGTTAGCTGTTAAACAAAAATACGAAGAATTCATGAGAGAAGGAAGTCTTGTTGTGTTAGAAGGTTCTATTTTAGACATGATCGAAGTCTATGAGGATCTAGACGAGCACATCTCGGCTTGCGAATACAATGTGAATTGTGTTGGATATGACCCATATAATGCTAAAGAATTTATAGAACGTTGGTGTACTGAAAATGGTCCGTTTGGCGTGGAGAAAGTTAAACAGGGCGCTAGAACAGAATCAGTTCCTTTAGGAGAACTTAAGAAACTTGCCGAAGAGCGAATGCTGCTTTTCGACGAAGATCTTATGGGCTTCACGATGGGAAACTGTATTACGATTGAAGACACTAACGGAAATAGAAAGCTTTATAAGAAACGTTACGAGCAAAAGATTGATGCTGTAGCGGCTCTTATGGATGCTTTTGTTGCTTACAAACTTAATAGAGACGCATTCGATTGAGGTAAATCAAAATGAATTCAGTTAACGAATATTTAATGCACCATGGAATTCTCGGTCAGAAATGGGGTCGAAAAAACGGTCCGCCTTATCCACTAAATCCTGTTAATAGATCACCTTTACAGAAAAAATTAAACGGTGATAAATATACAAAAAGTGGTTTAGAAGTATGGAACGGTTATAAAAGTTCCGTTAAAAATTATAACCAAGCGAGAGTCGGTGTTACTGCAAAAAGCATGAGCGGTGGTCAAGATTTAGGTTGGATGAAACAGTTTCGTTCAGACATGGATTCCGAGTTATCAAAAAATAAAAACTTTGAATTAGGAAGCTTAGATGATTTTAAAGAATATTTAACTAAAAGCGGAGTTGATATTAGCAAATTTGATGAGTCTAAGCTTGAAAGCATGTATGGGCAAGCTCAGAAAGCGCTCAATGCATACAAAATATTAAAGAGTAAAGAAAAAGAAGAAAAAGAAAGTAAAAGTGGTTCTGGTAAAGGCTCTGGTTCAGGAAAAGGTTCCTCTAAGAAATCAGGAAAAGAAGAGAAGGAAGAAGAGAAGGAAGAAGAGAAGGAAGAAACAGTTGATTGGGAAGATGCTGTTGAAAAATCAATTTCTGATACTATAAAAGCCAAAGTATCCGGAACAGATGCCGCCAAATCGTTGACAGATTTATATAAGAATTTTACTGATATAGAAGCGTTTAAATCGTATTTGGCTTCTATGAAGGTTGATGTTAGCAAATATAAAAATAGTCAATTAAGAGCGATGTTAAATAAAGCAAAAAATATTTTAAAAGATATTAAACACGAAGAATATTCTAAAACCTGGAAAGAAACATTCGAAAAATCCTTATCGAAAAAGACGTCCGACGAACAGAAAGACTTTGATTTTAATAGCGCTGAAGATTTTATTACTTATTTAAGGAATCTTGGATGTGATATTTCAGAGTTTCCGGATAAAGAAATAAAACAAATGTACGAAGAAGCTAACAAAATTATCAAAAAGTTAAAAGGTGAAGAAACCGAGGATATTACTGATGAATCCGATTCTTCTGAAAACGAAGAAGAGGACAGAATAAAAAAAGTCAAAAGGCCTACGACTATTAAGCATGCCTCTTTATATCATCACGGTATTCTTGGTATGCGTTGGGGTCGTAAAAATGGTCCTCCTTATCCTTTAAGTAGAAGTGGAAGATGGTCTTCAGCCGAAAAAAGAAAAGCCAAACCCAAAATTAAAAATGCTATAAAGAAATACGTATCCGACAAAGCTAAAAAGAAAGCCGACGAGTACGAAGAAAAAAGGCAAGTTAGAAGAGAAGAAAACGAAAAAATTCGAGAAGCAAGACAAAAAGAAAAAGCAGCTCAAAGAGCCAAAAATCTCGAAAACAGGAAAGAAGCTGAGATTCGTAATAAAAAAGTTTCTGAAATGAACGATGAGGAACTTAAATATATGATCGATCGAATGAAATTAGAGAAAGATTTTAATCGTCTTGTTAACGAATCTACCGCTTCCGAAAACAAACCAAATAATAGTTCCAATAATTCGAATAATTCGAATAACGATTCGAATAACAATTCGGGCAACGATAATAAGAGTAATAAAAATTCTTCCAACACGCGTTATGTAGATAGTAGAGAATTGACTGGTTTTAGACAAAACGTAAAGGACGGTGCCGAATATGTTGGCTCCATTTCTAGAGATTTAAAACCTGTTGTAGAATTGGGAACATCAGTGGTTGGCTTAATTGGTCAAATCGGCGGGTTACAAAAAAAGATGTCAAAAAAACCTAACGATACACAGAATAAAATAAATCAAAATGCTTTAAATTTCGCTAGAAATATGCTCACAAATAATATGTCAGGAAACAATAAAACCATATTTTCGGACAAAACGCCAAATGTTGATCGAGATTTAGAAAGAGTAGGCGATGAAGTTGTAAATGGATTTTTTAGAGATTATGTTTCAGACCCAGTTAATAGAGATTTAGCGAAAACTGGAAGAGAAGTATTTAAACAGTTTGAGTTCGAATCGATTGAGAGCGCTGCTTTATCAGACAAAACAACAAATGATTTAGCAAGAGTTGGAAACGAAATAATCGACGAATTATTTAAAAAGTAAAGGACTAAAATATGGCTGATATTACATTTGGTTCCAGGCTTAAAAGTGCCTGGAACGCTTTTTTAAGTAGAGAACCTACCGATTTACCGATAAGTTACGATGATATTGGAGTAGGGTCATATTATAGGCCTGACCGTTTCCGATATTCCAGAGGTAATGAGAGGAGTATTGTAACTGCTATCTATAATAGAATAGCATTAGACGTAGCCTCAATCGATATTAAGCACGTTCGCTTGGATAGCAATCAAAGATATTTAGAAGACATGCCGTCAAAGCTAAATGAATGTCTCACTTTATCGACCAATATGGATCAAACTCCAAGGGCATTTATTCATGACGTAGTTTCTTCGATGATGGACGAAGGTTGTGTTGCAATTATTCCCACAGATACTGATAAAGACCCGATGGAAAATTCTTTTGATGTTCTTACGATGAGAACTGGTAGCATAAAAGAATGGTATCCGCTTTTTGTAAAAGTCGAAGTATACAATGAGCGTACGGGTAAAAAACAGGAAATTAACATGCCGAAAGAAGATATTTGTATTATAGAAAATCCTCTTTATTCGGTCATGAATGAACCAAACTCAACGTTACAGAGATTGGTTAGGAAATTAATACTTCTCGATTCGATCGATGAACGTAACAATTCTGGAAAATTAGATCTTATTTTCCAATTACCTTACTCTATTAAGACAAAACTTAAGAGAGATCAAGCTAATCAGCGACGCCAAGATATTGAGGATCAATTAGTAGGATCCAAGTATGGCATTGCTTATATAGATGCAACAGAGCATGTTACGCAATTAAACCGTCCAGCAGAAAACAATTTAATGTCTCAGGTGCAATACTTAACGAGCATGCTATATAGCCAGTTGGGGATTACCGATGAAATATTAAATGGAACTGCTGACGAAAAAGCAATGCTAAATTACCACAATCGTACTATTGAACCGATTATTTCAGCGATAACTGATGAAATGAAGCGAAAGTTTCTGACACCTACCGCGAGAACGCAAGGGCAATCTATCGAATTCTTTAGAGATCCGTTCCGACTTGTTCCCGTATCTGAGATTTCTGAAATCGCAGATAAATTTACAAGAAATGAAATTATGACGTCTAACGAAATTCGTCAGGTTATCGGAATGAAACCTTCTAAAGATCCGAACGCCGATATTCTTAGAAATAAGAACCTCAGTGCTCCAAAAGAAGACGCGACTCCGGTTGGCGAACAGATAGCAGTCGCTCAAGAAAATAAACAAATGGAGGAAAATCAAAATGAATAAAGATTACGATTTTTGTGGCTGGGCTACGAAAAACGATCTTCTTTGTTCTGATGGAAGAATTATTCGAAAAGGTGCTTTCGACCATCAGGATGGAGCAAAAGTTCCTCTCATGTGGAATCACATGCATGCAGCAGCTTCAAATGTTCTTGGTTATGCGATTTTAAAGCATGCGGACGAAGGCACAAGAGCTTATGGGTATTTTAATAATACTCAGCAGGGCAAAGATGCAAAAATTCTTTTAGAGCATGGAGATATCCAGGCTCTTTCCATTTGTGCCAATAAATTAAAACAGTCCGGTCATGACGTGCTTCATGGGGATATCAAAGAAGTTAGTTTGGTTCTTTCCCCGGCCAATCCTGGAGCATGGATTGATACAGTAATCGAGCATAGCGATTCTTTTGATGAAGAGGCCATTATTTATACAGGTGAGCCTCTTATCGACATTACGCATTCCGAAGAACTTTACGAAGATGAAGAAGTTTTAGATGAAGTCTTCGAAGAAGAAATCGCTCATGCCGACGATGAAAAAGAAGAGGAGAAAGACGTGGACAAAGAAAAAGATAACAAAGAAATGACAGTAGGAGAAGTTCTCGACACTTTAGATGAGAAACAGAAAACCGCTGTTTACGCAATTATCGGTGGAATTCTCAATGGAACACCAGACGACGATGATGACGAGGAGGAAAAAGATACTATGAAACACAATGTGTTTGAAGGAAATGATGTAAATCAGAGCAATATTCTTACCCACTCTGATGAGGAAGCTATCGTTAGCCTTGCTAAAGATTATGGCAGCTTCCAGAAAGCTTTAGAAGCTTATGCTTATGAAAATGATGTAGAACTTCAGCATGCAGATGCTACCGCAGGCGGTTTTGTACAGCCTCCGACAGCAGGAAATGTAACTACGCTTTTCCCGGAGTACGCAGAAGTTAGACCTGGCGCACCGGAACTCATTACAAACGACCAGACTTGGGTTAACGTTGTAATGAATGGCGTACATAAGAGCCCGATCAGTAGAATCAGAACATCTCATGTTGACATTCGTAACATCGACTCTCTTAGAGCAAAAGGCTATCAGAAAGGAAAACAGAAACAGCTTTCCGGAAATTTCGCACTTGCTCGTAGAACAACCGATCCGCAGACAGTATATGTAAGAAATCAGCTGCACAGAGACGATATCGTTGATATCACTGATTTCGATTATGTTGATTACTTATACAAAATCGATCGTATGATGCTTAACGAAGAACTTGCTACAGCTATTCTTATTGGCGATGGTCGTGAAGACGCTGCTGAAGATAAGATTTCCGAAGATCACATCAGATCTATCTGGAACGACGACGATCTTTATACGATCCATTCCGAAATCGACTTTGATGCTGCTAAAGCAGAGCTTCAGGGAACAAACACGGCAGCAAACTTTGGCGATAACTATGTTTGGGCTGAAGCTATGATCAACGCAGCACTGTATGCTCGTGAGACATATAAGGGAACTGGAAGCCCGACGATGTTCATCACTCCGCATATGCTGAACGTAATGCTTCTTGCTCGTGATCTTAACGGACGTCGCATTTACAGCGGTGTTGCTGAGCTTGCTACAGCATTCAACGTATCTAAGATTGTTACAGTTGAGCAGTTCGCTAACAAGACAAGAACTGTAACAGTTGAAGGTCAGGAGAAAACTAAAGAGCTTATCGCTATGATCGTTAACCTTGCAGATTACAACGTTGGTGCTACAAAAGGTGGTCAGATTACTCAGTTTAATCAGTTTGATATCGATTTCAACCTTCAGAAATCCCTTATCGAGACAAGAGTATCTGGCGCCCTTACAAGAGTATACTCTGCAATCGCTATTGAGCAGGATGTTACAAATAACGGCTAATAAAGGATAAATCAAAATGGCTAAATTTTACGGGAAAATAGGGTTTGAGGTTCAAACAGAAACTAGACCAGGTGTCTGGGAGTATTTCACTGAGAAAACTTATCGTGGAGATTTGTTGAAATTAATGAATAGAAACCAAGATGCCGGTCAAGTTAATGAGAATATCGCATTATCTAATACTATCAGCATAGTAGCAGATCCTTTTGCTGTGAACAATTTCGCTGCAATTAGATATGTGGAATATCTTGGTACTAAATGGGAAGTGACAAGTGTGGAAGTAAATTATCCACGCATGACGCTTTATATCGGAGGTGTGTATAATGCGGGATCGGTTATTACTTCATGAAAAACTTGTTGGGATTCTCGGATCTCGCAACGTATACTTTCAACCGCCAGTTAATATCAAGCTTTCGTACCCTTGCATAGTTTACAAAAGGAACGTGATAGATGCCGAGTACGCCGATAACTCAAAGTTTATGAAATCTCAGAGCTACCAGGTTACGTTAATATATAGTGATCCTGATAGCGCCCTTCCCGAAAAATTATTCACATCGTTGGATTTTTGTAGCGCAAATACTCCAACTTATGTCACTGATAATCTTTATCATGACGTGTTTACTGTTTATTGGTAATTTACTTAACCTAATTTAGGAGGAATAATAAATGGCTGAATTATTAAAATGGGATGTCGAAGGCGAAAAGTTTTTCGAAGGCGGCATTTCTAAAGTTGTTTTATATTTAAAAAATGTTGACACTTATGGCGATGGTATTGCTTGGTCTGGTGTAACAGGAATCGACGAAAACCCAGATGGCGGTGAAGCAAACGAGATTTGGGCTGATAACATTTCTTATGCTAAGATTCGTGGTCAGGAGAAATTCGGCGTAACTATCAACGCTTATACTTATCCGGAAGAGTTCGAAGAGTGTGACGGATCTAAGAGACCATCTACCGGTGTAATCTTTGGACAGCAGCAGAGAAAACTGTTCGGTCTTTGCTACAGAACAGAAATCGGCAGTGATGATCTTGGTGACTTCAGCAAAGGTTATAAAATCCATCTTGTATATGGATGCTCTGCATCTCCAGCAGAAAAGAGTCATGAGACTTTGAATGATTCTCCGGATGCTGAGACATTCTCTTGGACAGTAGACGCTACTCCGGTTGCAGTTTCTACTTCAGGATACAGACCGGTTGCTCATGTAGTAGTTGATTCTAGAACAGCAGATGCTGACAAACTTACTACGTTTGAATCCATGCTTTACGGAACAGCTGGCGCAGAAGGCGGCACTGGCGAAGTTAAAGCTAAACTTCCATCTCCAGATGAAGTTATTAAACATTTTGGAACAACTAATGGCTAATTAAAAAAACATTATGCAGGTTGAGGGCTCGTTAAATACGGGCCCTCTTTTTATTATCCAGAAAGGAGACAATTATGCGTAAAGAAACTATTAAATATACAGATTACGAAGGCGTTGAAAGAGAAGAGGACTTTTACTTCAATCTTAATAAAGCTGAAGTAATGGAGATGCAGTTAAGTACTGACGGTACATTAACAAAACTGATTGAGAAGATTATTGCTGAGAAAAACGTTCCGAAAATTGTTGAAATTTTTAAAGAATTAATTCTCAAATC